AGTTTAGGGGGGGGGATATGGGGGGGGGTAGACCTCACACAAAATTTTATTATGGTATAGTAATAAAAAACGACCGAAAAATATTTAAAGCGAACTTGTTTTTTGACAATAAAGAGAGGGGAAAATCTTGCTTAAATTAGGTTTCTGGGCACTACCCCTGTCCGCCCTAGCCCTCTCTTATACACCATGAAGAGAAAATTTACTAAAAACCACAAAGAATGGAGAGAAAAGGTTCTAAAAAGAGACGAAAATGAGTGTGTAATCTGCGGAAAGGGACCAAAGTATCTCAATGCCCACCACTTAATTCCCTCTTCTGTTCATAAATGGGAGTTTGATGTGGCTAATGGTATCACACTTTGTTCGCATTGTCACACGCTTGGCTCGTTTTCAGCCCACAAAAATCCGATATGGTTTGTGATTTGGATGAATAATAACCGCCCAGGTGCACTAAGAACGGCTGAATGGAGAATTGAGGATGTTACTTGACCCATGGCAAGAAAAAGTTATGAAAACAAAGGGAAATATGGTTCTGCGAAGCGGAAGACAGGTTGGAAAGTCCTTTATAATCGGCAAAAAAGCAGCGAAATTCGCCATAAACAACGAAAAAAAGCTAATAATGGTTATTGCCTTCACAGAGAAGCAAGCAAACCTCCTTTTTTCCAAAATTCTTCACAATATCGTTATGAAGGAAAAAGAAGACAAGAAAAAGTACATTTCCAAACCAAAACCAACCAAACACATAATAAACTTGAAAAATGGCTCAACGATTCATTGTTATGCAGCTGGAGATACCGGTTATGGCATTATGGGCTTTACAATCGACCTACTTATTGCTGACGAGGCGGCATGGATTAAAGAAGAAGTGTGGAATTCGATTGTCCCAGCATTAGCAGTTACCAAAGGAACCCTATGGCTATTAAGCACGCCATGGCTAAGTGAGGGTTTTTACTTTGATTGCTTCAATGACCCAAACTTTACCAATTTCCATCAGTCCTCAGAAGACTGCCCAAGAATCACTAAAGAATTCTTAGAACGACAAAGGCAAAGATTTACCAAACAACAATACTCACAAATGTACTTAGGGGAGTTTGTTGATGATTTTAAGCGTGTTTTTTCAGACAAATGGATTAATGAGGTATGTGTGATAGAACAGCAATCAGAACAAAAAGAAGGATTTCTAGGGGTAGATATTGCTGGAATGGGAGAAGACGAAAGCACATTTGAAGGCTTAAAGCGACAAGACGACAAATTAATTCAGTTCCACCACGAAACAACAACAAAGACTAGAACAACACAAACAATCCAAAAGATAAAGGAGCTAGACATTAAATTTGAATTTAGGAAGATTGGAGTGGATGATGGAGGAATGGGAATTGGAGTTTTTGACCAACTTTTAGAAGACGACCAAACAAGACACAAGATTATTGCACTCAATAATGCAAGGAGAATCATTGATAAGGACGACAAACAAAAGAAGCTACAAAAAGAAGAGATGTACAACAACCTCGTAGCGACGGGAGAACGTGGAGAGATAAAACTACTAGACGATAAAGACATTAAAGCATCCCTAAGAAGCATAACCGTCGAGGAGAATGGAAGAATTGGGGGAAGATACTCTCATATTACAGAAGGAATAATTAGGAGTGCGTGGCTTGGCAAAAGCAAAGATTTAAATTTTAAGGTATACTCTATAAAGATATGAAAAAGTACAAGTATAAAGAAGAGGAATTTGATTTAGAAGACAAAGACTTTCTTCTGATCACAGCAATAGATAAATTAACTTCTGCAATAATAGCAGCTTCAACAAATGGCAGATGAAGGCACATTGGCAACAACGGCAGAAGTTTTATTGGCTATAGGACAGGGAGGAAGTGCGACACAAATTCTAGAAGCAAATACAAATATTTGGATTAAGTGGGCAGAAGGGGATATAATGATGGAACTCAAAGAGGACGTAGTTACTAATTACGCAAATGTTGGGACGACAGCGAAAAGATTTTTAGCAGCAGTAGCAGCAAATAGAGCTGCCTTCTACGCAATCCAAGAAAATCAAAACTCATGGGGACTATCAACAACCCAGTCAAAATTAAATGTTATTGATGATATTTGGAAGTCAGCAGTAAAGATTATGAGAGACAAAGATCTTCGAGCATTAATGGGGTTGACATAATGGCTCTCCCACAACCCTTCACCACAGCTTCCCCAGTAATAGCAACGTTTAATTTTCAAGATATAGCAGACGGGACAGGAACTCAAACATTATACGGAGGAATAGGGGAGGATTCAAGTGGGGAATTTTACACATTAGATAAAACCATATTAAGAACATCTGTTTTATCGAAATCAGGGACGGTTAATAATCAATCTGATTTTGAAAAAGGAATTGATATTGATTTTGACACAGCGGCATTTAATGTTTCGAGAACGGTAAGTGGAAAAGTAAATACAGGAATTAGTTGGTCTCAGGTTGAAGGGGCGGGGGCTTTAAACTTTCAGGGGTATGTAAAGGTGATTTTGAAAAGGGTGGACGCAGACTCGACTGAAACAACAATAGCAACAATGCAATCCCCAACGGCTTCAGGCGGAGAGGCGAGATTGTATTTGACTGACTTCATGGAAGCCACAGCAACAGAAACAGTAGTAGCGGTAGGGGAAAAACTTAGAGTTACCGTCGAGTGTTGGTGGTATCAGGAAGCAGGAACGTCACAGGGAGCGGTTAGTAATCGGATATACGTAGACCCCTTAAATGCGGAAAGTGCTGATACACAGATGGCAGCAGGCAAAACACAATTTTTTGTAAATGTACCTTTCAAAATTGAATAATGGCAGAACTAGACTTAAATAAAGCAACAACAACAGACCTAACAAATAAGGTTCCTGACTTTATCGTTAACTCAAAACAACTAGACAATGAGAACGAAAACGAGACAGAGACATATTGGTACTTTGACGATGCACAAAAAAACTTCGGCTACTACTTCCAAATACCAGAGATTTACTCTGCGGTAAATGCGTTGGCGACGTGGACAGTTGGGAAGGGGTGGGTAACAACTGATATGCAAATAAAGGCACAATTAGATCACGTTATAGGATTAGGGACAGATACCTTCGACGAGGTTATATGGAATCACGAGGTTACCAAGTTAGTTATTGGAGACGCTTTTATGGAAATTGTTAGAGGAGATGGGGGTATTTTACTTAACCTAATCCCAATCAGCCCCGAGAGAGTTAGAATAGTAATCGAAAACAACCAAATTAAGCGTTACGATGTTTGGAATGCTAAGGAGTGGAAGCCATTGAAAAAAGAAAAAATGTTGCATTCCATGAATAAAAGAATAGGCGACCAAGTCCACGGAACTTCACAAATTGATGCATGTAGGTGGGTTATCGACGCAAGAAACGAAGCCCTAGTTGATAATAGAAAGATAGAGCATAGGGGCATGGCGTTGGGTATTGCCTATTATGACACAGACAACGCAGGTAAAATCTCATTTGCAAATACTCAAATAGAGGCAGCCGTAAAAAACGGAGAGATGTTAGGACTGCCAAAAGACACAGTAGAAATTAAAGAATTCCCAACGAAGTCTCTAGGAGATAGGATGGATTGGATAAGATATTTAGAAAACTTTTTTTATCAGACCTTCGGAGTTCCAAGAAGTATTGCCACCAGCGACGGAACAAGTGAGGTAGGAGGAAAGATGGGACATGTTATATTTGAACCAATATATACAAAGGAGCAAGTGGACCTCGAAGGTGACCTTTGGAACCAAATGGCAATTAAAATTAAATTTAACAGACCTCCTAGTTTGGGTGGATTAGTTCAGGAAGAAGAACAAAAGAACACAGGACAAATAAATATTCAGCCAAACGACGTGACGGCTGATTTGGAGAGAGAATAATGGTTGAGAAAAGACCTTTTGGAATAAGAAGTGAAAGAGAAAAAAGAAGCGGTTCACCTTTTTTACCATCCCCCCCTGCTCCAAATCTTTCTCCACCAAAATTAGAAGGTCAAGAATTAGTTAATAAAAGAAATGAGTGTTTAGCATCAGGGGGAAAATGGGATAACGATACTCAATCTTGTTTTTTCCCCGAACCAAAACCCGAACCAAAACCCGAACCCACAATTATAAAAGAGAATCCTAAGAACCTACCAGTCATTACAGATAAAGAGGGAAACCAAAGGTTAGCAACCCCCGAGGATTTAAGGCAAGGAGAGATTGATGTTGCAAGAATAGGTAGCGGACAATTGCCAACAGCAGAAGAAGAAATAAGACAACAGCAAATCGCAGAAGGTCAAGCATTAGGAGGACAGCTAGGACAAT